GGGTCGTTGAGCCAGCGTTTCATGTACGCTTCATCGTCCAGCTTGCCTTCTGCCTTCATCTGATAGTAAAGGCTCAGAGGGATAGACGCTACGCGGGACCACTCTCCCCAGCGTGCGCGCTCATCCACCTGATTAAATTCGTCCTTGTTCTCCTCGATGATCGCAGTGACATCCTGTTGAGTCTGGATCGTCGCTTCGTCTTTTTCCGAGTCGTAGTGCCATGTCCTAGTGATCCCGAGTTCCGGGTTCACATCAAATAGTTTTTTGTCTGTCATCGTTAAAAAGGGACCGGGTTTCCCCGATCCCTCCGTTGCTTCGATTAGGAAGTCACAAGGTCTGCTGCCAGACCGTGAGCGTTCTCAGCCAGAACCTTCAGACCCCACTCGACGATCAGCATACGCTTTTCAGCGTCGCCGGTCTTAGCAAGTTCGACCTGCTGGTACGGACGAAGAACAACCATCTTCGCGTAATCGGGATCGATCACGAAGGCGTCACGCTCGCGCTGGAAGCGGTTGGGGACCACTTGCACGTTGCCGAAATCCGACACATAAATGTCGGCAGCACCGATGATGGTGGCAGGGCGCGCACCGCCGTCGATGTTGAAACGCGAAGAAGCGATACCGGCAAAGCCAGAAACACGCTGCTTGTTGACCGGGCCGGTCATCAAGATTTTGGGCGTGCCGCCTTGAGTCCAAACCTTCTGAATCACATTCTTGAGAATGGTTTCCGTGAAGGTACGCACGGTCCCGTCAGTACGGCCCAGCGTGGGCAGAGTCGTATAAGTCGGGTTAACGCCGTTCGTGGTGTCATAGTCCACGTTGGTCTTGATGAAGGCTTGCAGCGAGGCGCTAGTGCGAGCAGCAGTGGTGCTACCGGAGGTAGTGCCAGCGTTGTTCAGCATTGCGAACTCTTGATCGCGCTTCAGTTCAGAACTGCGCTTTGCAATCTGATACGCAACCTCAGAGCGCCGACCAGCCTTGTTCACCACCTCTTCGGTGTTGGACAGGACGATGGTCTTGCGCGAGATCTGCGCATAGTTTTGCAGACGCACAGTTGCCGTCACAGAGTCGAAAGACGTAACGTCATCACCCTCAAGCTGTGCGTTAGCAGCAGCAGCGGCCAGAGTGTCAGTCTGCCACTCATAGAGAGTGTTGGTCACGTTCTCACGGCCAATGTTGGACATGAAAGGCGTTTCCTCGGGTGCAATGTTGGTGATGACATTGCTCAGATCTTCACGAATACCCTTTGCAGAGTAAGTCGTAAAGGTATTGGTCACGATAGCCATGATTTACCTCATTTCAAAAGAAGTTCAATTGCGGAGGCCGCATCTTCGACGCGACCCGTTTTGGCAAGACGCTGTTTTGCGCGAACACTATCGCTCATCTGTGAAACCCTCCCCGCTGCTCCAGGCTTGGCAGGTCTGGGTCCGTTGTTCGTAACCGGCTTGATGACTTGGCGCTTGGCCTGCATCTGATCGTAAAGCGCCGCCTTACGAAGAGCCAGAACTACACGGTGGTCATAAATGTTCCCAAGTTCTTGAGGTGTAAATCCCATCTTCTGACCGAATTCGATCAGCATGGTTTTCTCGGCCTTGGCCTTGGCCGGGTCTTTCCATGACGGAACCGCTTCAAGCAATGCACGCGACTCCTTGACCTTGACGGTCTGAAGTTGCTTGACTTGTTCTTCCTGCGCGATCTGAAATAGGCGCTGCTGTTCAGCATCAATAGCAGCAGCCCGCTCCTTGTTGTCGCGCATCACCTCGCGCTGCCGCACATACTCGATGGGGTCTTCACGGTAAAGACGATCCCAATCAATCTGTGGCTCGGCAGCAGCCTTCACTTGCTCACTTAACGCACCTAACAACTGAGCATATTGCTCTCGCTCGGCCCGAATCGCTTGCAACTCAGCTTCGGCAGCTTTACGCACCTCGGCCACTTGCTGCGTCTTTCGGGTGTAATCCTGAGTCCTCGAATAGCCCTTCTGAAGTTCATCCAAGCTAACCTCGATCTCCTTACCGTCAACCTTGACGGTGAAGACCTGGGGCTTGTCGTCCTCCTGGGTGTCTTCTTCTAACTCGGATTGTTCGCCATCAGTCTCTTCGCTGGATGCGTCTTCAGTATCCAGAGAATCATCAGATAGCGCCGCAGTCTCCTCCTCATCGGATGAAGACTCTTGCGTCCCGCCGCCGTCCTGTTGTCCCTCTTCGGGCAGTATTGCTGCGAGTGCTTGGACCGCTTGGTCCATATTCATGGGGCCAGATGGCGCACTTGCCTGGGGCGTGGGTGCATTCATTGGTCAAATTCCTTTATTTGTTTTGAACCCGCTCGATGGCGCGCTGCGCCACCTTGCCGTTATCAATCACCTTTGTCAATTCGGTTCTCAAGTTGTCAATGGCCTTGAGCATTGCCCAGCACTGTTCGCGCTTGGTAGTCTCTTCTGCCCTCGTTGACTTAAAAACCCAAAGCTGATCGTTCTCCAGTTTCGTCAGCGCAGCAACCAAAGTCTCGTCCTCTAGTATCTGCTGCGCCTTCCTTCCTTTCCTTACTGCTTCTTCATCACTCATTGAGCCATTCCATTTAGGTTGATGGGTACAGGCTGCATCTGCTGCGCCTGCGCTGCCTGCACAGCAGATTGCACGATGGCGCTCTGCTGACGCATTGCCTCACGGTCCATATTCTGCGCTGCCATTAATTCGGCATTGCTGATCTGGGTGCCATACTTTAATTCAAGCTCGTATTTTTTCAAGAGGAAATCCTGAGCCAGTTGATCGCGCCGGTAATCGTCGTCGCGCATCATCTGCTCGCGCTTCAATTCCAACTCGGCAGCTTTCTTCTGGATATCGGCCTGGATCGACTCGGCCTGCACACCCGCCAATACCTCCTCGGGGGTAGGCTTAGGCTGCGCCTGCGGAATCTGGAAATCGGCTGGCACCATCTGGAAATACTGCGACGCATCCTTGAACCCTGACAACTCGACCACCTTCTGCAAGGTGCGCGAATACATCTGAGGCGTTACCAAAGGATTGCTCAATCCAAGCTGGCCGACGATTTGCTCCTGCTTCTGCAAGACCATCATCATGGCCTGCAAACGCTCATTGACATCGCCATTGCCCAGGCCAACATTGACCGCCACATCCATCGAAGCATCCCAGCCGCGAGGATCAATTGAAATCCACTGGTTGCGCAGCCGCACCATACGAGGCTTGTCCTGATGAGTCGTCAGCAGATACAGAATGCCCTTAAAGAGCTTCTTCATGCCCTCTGCCATGATCCGCGCAGTCAACTCCAGGCGGCTCTGGCTTGCGCTGATCGTTGCCGCCACAGCCGCCTTGGTAGACGACTGCAAGGCATCAGCATTCAAGCCCATCGCGGCTTTGCTCATGCCGGTGCGGTCTTCCTTGACCTGATCCATGTACTCCAACATCGAGTAACCGGCCTGCCCGACAAATGGCTGTGCCAAAGGCTGCACCATCCCAGGGGCGCGCATCCGAATCACTGCGCCGGTTTCGTTGTTCAGCACATCGTCAATGTTGACCTGACCCTCGACTATCGCAGTGCGAGGATGGATAGATTGCGCCAATGAATCAAGGGTGTTGCGCAGAACCTGCGACTTGATCTCTTGAATGTCGTGCGTGATGTCGAAAACGCTCATCGCCTCGATGGGCGAAGTATGAGGCTCAGGATCAAACGGGAAATCGACAAACGGGATGTAAGACGCTGGCAGGTTGCGCACCATCTTATAGCTCGATCCCATGCAGCAGAGCTTGCGCAATTCGGGCAATCCGTCATTGTCGTAATCGACGCGGATATACGCCTCGACGTACAGCAGCCGGCGCTGCATCGGGTTCATGGAGTCATTGGACCCCATCGTCGTAGACAGAGGCTGACGCGCCAGATACTCGTCATTGGTATCCAAGTCAGTCGAGGAGATGTTCGGCTCAATCTCCTCCATGTCGTAGCCCATCTGAAGCAGCTCGCCAACCGTCAACATCTGCCGATGCGCAATGACTCCAGCCTCCTCAAATGACCTCGCACGCCGGTCAATAATCAACTCTTCAGGCGGCACCGCCATGATGCGGATACGGCCATCGCGCAGCACGCGCTTAATCTGCACATCGTGCAGCATCGGCAGAGGCGGCACCGCTACGCCAGCGGCTTGCGCCTGGGCTTCTACTGCCGCAATCTGCTCCTGCGATATCGCAGGGTCCGGGTAGGACATCACAATCTTGACCTCGGCGTCCTCCTGCATCAGCACTTGGACGGTCTGGTCATCCAGACCCGAGTAATCCTCAATCCGCACCTCGGCGGTTTCTTCCCACCAATACTTAGCAATCCCGCACTTGCGTACCAGCGCATCCTTGAAAATCGCGTAGGACTGCATGAAACCATTGTTGTCAGACGAGAACACATAGTTCGCGTAGTCCGTCGCCTGCTGGGCACTGGCTTCGTCCTCCGGCCCGCGTGGCACAAACTCAACCACGTTCTCGCTTGAGAAGAACACCTTCATCAAGCTCGGCATCATCGCGCTTACCGTGTCGCGCACCTCCATCGCCACGACCTGCGAGCGGCCATCTTCCTCGTTGCCAAAGGGATCGCCCCGGTAATACTCGGTGCCCTTGGCTCGGATAGGAGAGATGTCCGAGTCAATGTAGGACACCGCGTCAGTCAACTCGCCGTTGATGATCGATTGCAGTTCGGCATCGTCCATCGGCTCGGGAGCCGCAACGTCAATAGATAGCCCCATCTCGTTAATCATTTCTTGTTCCTCGCGGAAATTGCTTTAGATTTCGCACGCGCATCAGCCTTCGATGACGCGCCCCAGGCACGAAGAGACAAGAGCAAGCGAGTAGGCTCGCCATCCTTGTATTCAGGACCGGGCATGTTGCCCATTCGTGCAAGAAAAGACGCCCGACGAGGATTGTCACCCGACTTCACTGGCGGCTTAATGTTTTGACCAGCAGAGCGCAAACTCGCCCTACCCTTAGCATTCAAACCGCCATTCGGATTCTGACCCTCTTTACGCTGCCACACAGGTGTTTTCATTGCTCAACTCCAAACCACGAATTGGCGTACTCTGGACGATTGGCCCGTATCCAAGGGACTGAGGCCAAGGTAAGCGCTTTCCCGTCCATGCCCGTCGTGTCAGACCCAACATGATGCACATAAGAGCGCGACAGAAAATGCTTAAAACCGGCCTTGCTCAGATCGTTGCAGTGCACATCATCCGAGTACCAGTTCAGCGGAGGAAACTTAGCCTTTGACCAAGCCTCCCGTGAGATGACCCCAAATATAGGCGAAATCACATCCATTTGCAAAATGTGCAACTCCGACGGATAGCGGAAATACTTCATCTGCTGATTTAAAGGATTGCTCCTGATATTCTGCATAGGCCGAGCCGCATCGCACCGCGAGCACACCCAACCGATATCTCCTTCGTATTCCCGAAGAAGCTGATAGTCCTCCAGCAAAAGCTCAAGGCTCGTCGGCGTCAGGACCACATCGTCATTGGCCACCACGACTGCCTCGCAACCATCAGCAAAAGCCGCGTCAATCACCTCGTTGTAGTCCTCTCCAAAGCTGCGAGCCGCGCCGCGAAGCTGAACATACACATCCTGCCTGGGCTTATCAATCGGCGTCCTCAAGTAAACCGGCACCTTCGGTGCATACTCTCGGCAACTGGCAAGCATCACCGGCAGACACCTACCCGTAACGCTCGCCACTGCAATCGAAATCTTCATTTATTAGCCGTCTTATCGTTTTTCGATAACTTCGATAATCTTACTTTTTGGCCGATTTAGGCGGCTTGGCGGTCTTCGCCGCAGCCTTAAATGCCTTCGACGTAGGCGCTCCAGGCGATCCCGGCTTCCTCATCTTCTCGCCGGAACCCTCCTCGATGCGCTTGCGTTTGGCGTGAATGTTGGCGTACAAGCCAGCGGGCTTAGTCTTCATAATCCTCGCCCTCCATCTTGGCGTTTTCCTTGCCCATGTATTCCTCGTCTTCTTCGCCCTCTTCGTCCTCGTAATCCTCATCCTCCTTGGCAACCCAAGCCCGGCAGGTACGCGAGGCGGCGCACTTAAAATCAAAGATCTCGCAGTACCCCAGATCGCCAGCCTCAATCGTCGCCCAAGGATCGCCCTCAGACCCCACACCCTTGGCAATGCACTGAAGCATCGCAGGCGAACGATTAAACGCGGCGCAGTTACCGCAGCGAGCAGTCTTCGCCTCATCGGTACTCACATCCCACTCATTCGCCATCTCGCGCCAGAAACCCGAGTTCGGCAATTTCGGGTTCTCGGGGCCGTAATTCGCAGAATCAATGGCCTCGCCACGGTTCTTCAGATTGAGCGTAATGTCCTGCGTTGCTCGCGGGCAGGACATCATTTCCATTTCCATCTCGGTTGCCATCATTTACCCCTTTTCATCGGTTTGCTCTTGCCGGCTTCAGATAAGGCAATTGCTACGGCTTGCTTCTGGTTCTTCACAACCGGACCCTTCTTAGACCCGCTGTGCAGCTTACCCTTGCCATACTCACCCATCACCCTCTCAATCTTCTTCGCAGCTTCTGCCATCTTCATGGTTTACCCCTTGAATTGAAAATATCACTATGCTACCCGAGGAATGTTCCGACGCAAAGGCTGATTCCACTTCCCAGCCATGCTCGACCCATAAGCCCCGATCATCGCGTCACTTGCAAACGTCAAGCAAAACGCATCAGCACGGTCAGGCGATGGCAAACCCCGCTTCCTAATCTCGTCCTTCCCCTCAATCTGTATCTTCCCGCTGCTGGTGAAGCTGTAACGCACCGTCGCCAGTTCAGCCACCAAGGATTCATCCTTGGGCAACCAGCAGTCACGCGCCTCAAGCCACGCCTTGGCCTTGTGCCAAAGCTCGGCCTTCAGATTCCTATACGTCGTGCCCATCGCGGGCGACTCGGCCACATTGATGCCGCGAGCAGGCAAACCCAACTCCCGCAACCGATCCACCACGCCAGCGCCCAGGCCAATGCTGTCTACCAGAATCTCCCTGGGCTTCTGATTCGGCATCAGCGCCTCATACTCCGCGACAACCGCGCCAGTCAACTGCATCAGGTCAAGATTCTTCCAAGTCTTAATCGGCTCAATCACAGCATTGCCCTGACGCTTGCATAGCGCGCTCTTGTCGCTGCCAAACCTCGCAACGTCCAAACCCCACACAATCGGCGCATGTTGGCTGGCGCTTACATCCCGTGACATCGCCATCTCCAGCAACTCCATCGGTATCACCGTGTCGTCGTCCGACCTCGGGAACTCGCCAAGTACGCGAATCCTGTAAGCATTGCTCTCCTCGCCGTAACGCTGCTTCATCTCCTCCAAGTACGCCTTGGACACCCTCGGAGAGTCCTCGCAGCTTACGCGCATCGTCACCCAGTCATTCGAGAGGCGGTTATGCGTGTCGTAGAAAAACCCGCTAGACCTCACAGGGTTGCCCAGCAGTAACGTCATCGCGGAATGACCAGACATCGAGCCAGCAGCAGCCTCGAAAACCTGCTCAGGTATGCCGCTTGCCTCGTCGGCCACAAGCATCACATTCTCGCTATGGACACCTTGCAAGGCCTCGGGCTGCTCGGCTCGGGATGTCCTGGCAGATATAAACGCCTCGTTATTAGCGTCCTTCATCTCAATGCGGTCCTGCTTGACCTCCAGTTGCTCCGCAAGCAAAGGCGGTAGCACCTTGCACCAGCGTTTGACCTCCGCGAAAAGCGCGTCATACAACTGGCTGCTCGTCGGTGCCGTCACGACAACCTTCACCGGGAAACGCAAGAACAGATACCAAATCATCGCCCAGGCGGCAGCGGTTGACTTGCCTACGCCGTGACCACTACGCACACTGATGCGCCTGCTGCCACTGGCAATGTGATTTAGAAACTCAACTTGCCACTCGTCCGGCTTGGTGTTAAGCACCTCGCGCACGAAGAGTACCGGGTTTGTCTTGTATCGCTTGACGAACTCGACAAAAGGGTTTTGCTCTAGCGCGATTTCAGAATTTTTTTGGCTGGACACTTTTTGCCGTGGTGGGGGAGTGGGGGGGGTAAGCGATTATGGGGCAGGATTATGCGGTTTCGGTAGGCGTTTGGCTACGCCACCGTCGCCCCCGTCGCCTCGCGGCCCGGGGGGGGTCTGCGCGTCCCGAGCCAGCGAGGCCGGTTGCCGGCGCGTCCTGCGCGTGCTGTGGACAAGTCGGCGCGTCTGCGCGGCTGCGCGTACTCTCCTAAGTTGTTGATTTCATTGGTTACTTACACCGGGCTTACAGAATGCAGTTCGCACGATCTCCATTATGTTAAGTCGAGCGGCGTTTGCGCGTACCGTTTTGCCTGTTTTTTGTGCAGCGCGAGCGTGAAATGCTCATTCTGTGGATAACCTTGGTATCGCATCTGTGGATAAGTCCTCGATTACCTCGACATGTCGCAGCGCCGCGAGGCGCATGTCTTGGACGTTAAGCGTAATCTGCGGTGCTTTTTGCACGCCATATAACTTCTGGTTCCATCGCTCGGCGATCCACTGCCGCGCCTGGATCTGTAGCCGCGCCTTCGCCGCCTGCTCCGGCTCGGAGCTATCCGCGATCTCCAGAGCCTGCATTGCATAGCTCGTCGCAGCCTTCGCACGCGCACGCGCGATTTTAGACTCATCTGGATCAACTTCGTCAAACCACGCTTGCAGCGGCCTTCGGCCCACGCCGATCTCGTAGCATATCTGCGAGATTGTTTTACCGTCCTCAATCATGGCCCAGATCATTTCCTCTGGCATTGACTGAAGCGCCTCAAGATCGGACTTGTATTTCGGCCTTCCAGGCATGTTAAAACGGCCTCCAAGCGATTGTTTTGGTCATGACATAGGTAGACATCAACTTAGCCCTTCGCGGCCTTCTGCGGCAGCGTGAACATTTTAGGCAAACCGACAGGCGCAT